AATGTGCCAAATGCCAGTTGCATTTCTTCGGCAATGGTTTCATTTGTAAGAGAAGTTGATGTGAGTTGCATTAAAGTAACATCTGCAGGGGTTAACTCTACCTCTTTAAACATTGGCTTGTTACATATTTTACCATTAAAAACACAGGTAGCACGAACAGAACAGTTTAAGTATTCACCTTTTTGTAAAATGTGATTTTGGATATCGGCTTTAAAATCAAGTCCGCCAAAACGGCAGCTTGCAAATTGTTGTAAACGATCATATTTACTATTGGGATGCCATTCTAACAAAGCCAATCTAGCGTCGTAATCTTCATTTATTGCTTCATCAAGCAATTGAATGGTAGCAAATGGCAGTTGTGTAAAATCTTTTACTTGGCCATTACTTAGTGCTTTAACTTCACCCTCGACGGTGAAAAATTCGATACCTGTTCCGCTCATACCTGGGTAGAGCTTTGAGTTTTTTGTAAGTGTCATGGTATTTTAATTTAAATTAGTTTCTAATAATTGTTTTTCTTGCTGATTTTTTTTAGCTAATAATAGCAGCGCATTTAAAATATCTAATCGGGGCTTCATTTTTTTGTGAAGAATATTTCTAACTAAAGAAGCCTTAATATCTACGCCATTTTCTTTTAGAATTTGTACAACTTCATTAGCATAAGGAGAGGGAAGATGTAAATCTAAAAACTTAAAAGCTTCGTCAATGTGCGTTTGCACCTTTTTTTGTTCGGTTTTGCTTTGTATATTTGTCATAATATTTGTATATATAGGTATAAACTTGTACAAATATATATAAATAATTGATACCAGAGTATATTTTATGAAAAAAATATACATATAAGTGAAATTTATAATCATTCTAAATAATGGATTTTCATAAAAAGATTAGTTTTTATTTTGAAAAACGAGGAATTTCTAATAAGGAAATCAGTAAAGCTGTTGGTTATAGTGAAACGATGATCAGTAGATATCTTAATTCAAATAAGCCAAATTATGATTTTATAAAAAAAATTGTTGATGCTTATCCGGATATTGATTTAAACTATTTATTTAAGGATGATACCGATATAGTTGTAAATGAAGATGCCCAAATTTATGAATCGGCGCCCCTTATAATAAGAAATATTGAAGAAAAATTAACTCGATTAAAACAAATTTTGGCACAAAAAAGCCACGAATAAAATATATTATATTGTTAATCTGTGTTTTATGTGTTGTAGAATAATCCTGTCGCGATCACTTAGAGTAAATTAATCAAATAAAAAAGTGTTAGTGCAAAGCTTGCGGGCTGAGTAGTAGCACTTTATTTATTTAACTTAATTTCTTTTAAACCAAAATGTATCTTACAGACACTATTTTTGACACACGGATTGACACAAACAAAATTTACGTGTCAATGAAAACAAATTTTAGAATTAGAAACTATAAATCTTCATCAGATTTAAGTCCTATTTATTTACATATTAGCGGACATTCAAAAAGAGAACGCCTCAATTTGGATATTCACGTTAATAATAAGTATTGGAATGAGAAAACCCAAAGATTATCGCCTGTTAATAATAAACAGAAGGACTTAAATCTTATTTTAGACAATGTCCAAAGCAAAATAACCAGTATTATGATAGTCTATCGATTATCTGAAAAAATATTGACACCATACCTTTTAAAAAAGGAATTGGTTGATGGTTTGCCACGTGTAAATTTTTGTGCATTCTTTGAACATAGTTTAAATGATGAAAAATCTTTAATGAAAACCGGTACTTATAGACGTTATAAATCTGTTCACGCAAAATTGAAAAAATTTAGTGCAGAAATTATTTTTACAGAAATAACCGAGGCTTGGTTTACAAGATACCGTAAGTACTTAAAGTCTTTGGGTAACTGCAATACCACTATTAATGCCAATATTATTGGTATCAAAAAATATTTAAAAATTGCTGTGAAATCAGGTATTAAATTATCGTTTAATCTCGATGATATAAAAGTAGGTTCTACAGCAGGCAACAGAATTAGCCTAACACCATTAGAAATTAAAAAAGCATTCGGATTTTATAAATCGGAATATATTCTAGAAAATCATAGATTGATTTTAGGCTATTTTTTATTTTCTTGTATGACCGGACTTCGTATTAGTGATGTACAGGCGTTAACTAGAAATGATATTGTTGACACGGACTTTTCTTTTGTGTCAAAAAAGACCGAAAAGGACCAAACCATTTTTATAAATGCAAAAGCCAAAGAAATCATATTAACAGATCCTAATCTGTTTATTAAAAAATTTTCTGATAAACATTTGAATGAAGAGATAAAAGTAATCATGCACCAGCTTGGCATCACAAAAAAAATAAGCTTTCACGTTGCCCGGCATACATTTGCTACCTCATTTATTAGGATGGGTGGAAGTGTAGAAAAACTTCAAATTTTGTTAGGCCATAGCGACATTAAACAAACAATGATTTATGTACATATTGTTGCTCAAGAAGCAAACGAATCTATTTACCTACTCGATAACTTATTTTAGACTTTCTGTTTCAATATCCACATCATATAAGTCATCACTAATTTGGGTTTTATTTAAGGTTTTAATAATGTGGTATTGACCGTATGCAAATATTTTGAGTTTTGAAATTACTTGGCGGAGACCTTCTTCATACATTTTAAATTTCCAATTATAGGTTTGACTATTGGTTCTAAAAGTAAACCACTTTTTCCAAAATGAAGCGTGAACATTTGGCAGAAGCAATTCAGAAGGATCGGCTGCTAAATTTAAACCTGAGCCATTTACACCATTATATAATACAAAATAAATAGCGGCATCGCCAGCGTGATCAAAAGCAAAAGCTGTATTAATAGTTTCCACCGTTTTATTTGGTAAAGGCAAAGCGTTTATCTCTATAATATTGGTATTATCATTGGCTTTTGTATTATTCAATTCGGTTAATTTATAATTTTGATAAACAGGTAAATAAGGTGTAGGCGCATTATCTACATCTTTAAATTTAAGCAAGAATGATTTATCAGATAAAAAGGATTTCTTTTTACGCCTAATTAAATAAGCCATTAAATCTTCGGCATTGTTATAATTGATATTGTTCTCAATGAAATTCATATAAATATCATTACCAGATATGGGTATATCAATATTAAACCAGTTTTTTAATTCGGATATTAAAGTGCCAAAAGTAATCTTTGGGACAACCTTGGTTAAATTTACTTCATTTTTAATATGGACTTCATTTGCGCCAGAAGCAAGTACTTTTTCAATTTGTAAATCAAATAAAGCACCTGTGATAATAGCGTATTCTTGGAGGCTACCCAACTGTAAAATTTGCGTGCTAAGCGCTTCTCCGTCTGTTGTAAATTCAAAATCTACATTTACAGTTGTAACGGTTGCTTCAGCACTGCCAGCCAAAACGAAAGTTGCGTCTTTATATGAAATACTTGAAAAAGACCCATTCCAACGATATGTAGATAAATTATAACTCGCAAATAGTTTTATAACACCGGTTACCCGATACTTTTGATTGATAAAACCTAATGCAATGCTTATATTATATTGTGCGGTACCAAAACTTAAAGCCGTGTAATCCTCTTTATTAATTAAGGAAGTTATTGGTGCGGCTTCATAATTAAAATAATCAATATCGGCAAACAAACAGATTTTTTGAAATAAAGGGTGGGTTGTGATATCTCCTTTTAGCGTAAAGCCGGCATCTAAAAATCCTTGAGTTAAAATATGTAGTAAATAAGTGGTAGGCTGAATGATATTGGCATTTGAAAAAGTTGCAGGTACGTCACTATTACTTAAAAAATTAGTGCCATCATAATTATTTATAATTTGTAAAAAGGTAGCCCACGTTGCTGCCGTAATATTATATTTATCAGTATGGATTTGTGGATAATTGTAATTTACCGCTGGCCACGTTTGGCTTATAATTGTTTTTGCGTGGGCAATGATATCGGTAATTGTAGTAATTTCTAAAGGTAATTCATTTAAAAATTTATTAAAATTTGGCAATTCATCAAAGCCATATCTAATGGTTGCACTAAGTTG